CGTGATTCAGGCCATCAAGGGCGACGACGAGGCAGCTTTTCAGAAGGCGTTTGAGGAGTATTCAGCGGTCTTGGAGGAAGCGGTTCTCGCGGAAGCTAAGGGCCTAGTCTCGGCCTCTGACAACCAGATCCTCGCCGGGCGAGGAGTGCGCGTGCTCACGTCTGAGGAACGCGACTACTACCAGAGGCTCGCCGAGGCCATGAGGTCTGCGACTCCTCAGCAGGCCCTCACGAACTTCAACGCGGTCCTTCCCGAGACCATCATCAACGCCGTTTTTGAAGACATCACCGAGGAGCACCCGTTGCTCTCGGAGATCCGGTTTGAGAACGCCGGTGCCCTCGTCAAGTGGCTTTACAGCACGCAAGACGGCCGGCATCTGGCTACCTGGGGACCTCTGTGCGGCGCCATCACCAAGCAGTTGGCCGCCCAGTTCGGCTATATCGACCTGGAACAGACCAAGCTCTCGGCTTGGTTGCCTGTGTGCAAGGCCATGCTGGATCTCGGCCCCGAGTGGCTTGACAGGTATGTGAGGACCATGTTGGCGGAGGCGCTTGCCAACGGGTTCGAGAATGGCATCATCAACGGGCGCGGCGTGGCGACAGGCGCGGTAGATCCCGACGACAGGATTTATGAGCCTATCGGGATGATTCGCGATCTGACCAACTTCGACCTCACCACGGGTTACGGTGCTAAAGTCGCTGTCCCCATAGCCGACTTCTCGCCCGAAGTCTACGGGCCCCTGCTCGCGCAGTTAGCAGTCAACGCGAACGGTCTCTACCGGCGGATAACCTCGGTCTTGCTGTTGGTCAACCCGGTTGACTACTTCACCAAAGTCTTGCCGGCAACCACCTATAGGAACCCCGACGGCACCTACAACCTTGACCTGTTCCCGTTCCCGACCAAGATCGTGCAGACAGCGTGGCTGGACCGGGGCACGGCTGTTCTCGGCATCGGCAAGAATTACCTCATGGCGATGGGCACCGGCAAGGGCGGTAAGGTAGAGTACTCCGATGAGTACAAGTTCCTGGAGGATGAAAGGACGTACCTGACCAAGCTCTACGGTACCGGGCGTCCCATCGACAACACCTCCTTCTTGGTCCTGGACATCTCCAATCTCAGGCCGTTCGTGCACAACGTTCGGATCGTCAGCAGGCCCGACGCGACGCTGAAAGCGCTTGAGGCTTACGGCCCTGTGGCAACCAAGCTCGATCTTACTCCTGCGGTCTTTGACGCCAACATCCACTACTATGCCGCCGCCTTCACCAATGCTGCCAAGACGGGTAAGGTTGTGGCCACGGCTACAGATCCCAACGCCGTTGTAACCGCCACGCTGAATGGTGTCGCCCAGGCTCTGAACACTCAGTTTAACTGGGCCGACGGACAGAACGTGGTTATAGTCACTGTGACGAACGGCGAGTTCGAGGAGATGTACGCTCTCGTCGTTACCTACACCCCTGAAGCGTAGGATGTGAGGACATGAGAGTACGAGTCACAAGGCCCTTTCGTGACAAGCGCACGAAGGAGGTCTACGCAACAGGGCGAGTGATTGAGGTTACAGACGGGCGGTTCAAGGAGATCCGTAAAGGCCTCGGGGACGGGTACTTGCAGGCCCTCCCCGAGGAGACGTCAGAATCATGCAAGGAGAAAAAAGCTCGGTAAAGCAGGTGATTGAGCGTGTTGGAGGTGATCAAGTCCTACCTCAAGGTCGCCTGGCAAGATGAGGACTCGCTGATCACGGACCTCATCGCACGCGGTAAGACGAGGCTCAATGAACTTGCGGGAGCGGATCTGGACTATGAGACCGAAGGGCTTGCCCGCTCCCTTCTCTTTGACTTCGTGCGCTACGCGTACAGCAACGCCAGCGAGTACTGGGAGGAGAACTTCCAGCGGGAGATCCTTCGGCTGCAAATCACGACCGGTGTGGCGCAGGAGGCGGTGGTCGATGAAACCCAAAGCTGAAGTCTTGAAGGACCTGGGTAGGGTCCGCAGGCGCAAGATCGTCATTCAGCGCAAGGAGACGGTCAAAGACCAGTGGGGCGACATTACCGAGACTTGGGTTGACTGGCGCACGGTATGGGCAGAGCGCGGCAGCCTGTGGGGGCGCGACTACTTCGCCGCGGTAGCTGTAGGCGAGGAGCAGACTGTCGAGTTTACCATCCGGTATGTCGCGTTTTTGGAGGAGCTCAAGACCGACACTCACCGCCTTGTTTTCGAGGGTGGAATCTACGACCTCAAGCAGGTTGACTACCTCAAGGACGACGGCACGTGGCTCAAACTCCGGGCCGTGAGGCACGCATGAAAGTCCGCATGAAGGTCGAAGGCGGCGACAAGCTCGCCCGCAAACTCCAGATGATTGCCGAGGAATACCAACGCAAACACATGCGGGAGTGCGCGTTAGCCGCAGCCGAGGTCATCAGGCAAGAGACCGAGGACAACGCACCCGTTGACCGGGGCATCCTCAAGTCCGACATCCAAAAGGAAGTCCGCAAGCAGACTAAGGCGAAGGTGGACGTGTTTGTGGGGCCGGGCAAGACGGGCTGGTACGCTTACTTCGTCGAGATGGGACATGCTTATGTGCCTAAAGGGATGGCGGCAACGGCCCGTAAATTGCGGAAAGCCGCTAAGAAGGCTGGGAGAACGTTCACCGGGGTCAAAATGGTCCCACCGCATCCGTTCCTCGGGCCCGCGTTTGAGCGCAAGACTGACGAAGCCGAAGATGTGTTCGCCAAAGAGCTTAGGAGGAGGTTGAGGCTATGAGTGTGGAGCCGAGACAAGCCCTATATTGCCATCTCGTAGCCGATCCAGGTGTCATTGCCGCAGTCAATGGTGATGCAGAGCGTATCCACCAGCGTCGTGCGCCCACTGGCGCTGCCAAACCCCTCATAGTCATCTGGCCTCCACAGAGCAGAGTTCCTGAGATGGACCTTGCTGGCGCAGCGTGGCGACGAACGCGGATTCAGGTCACGGCTATAGCTGACACGCAGGCCGACGCGGAGAAAGCGGCCAACGCGGTCATCGCGGCGGTCGAAGGGTTTAGCGGCATCATGGCCGGGGAGTTGCAGGTAATCCTGGTCGAGGTTGTTGACGACAGCCAGGCCGCCCAGGAGGACATAGACGAGATCCACCATCACGTGATTTTGCGGATTACGTATAAGGGGTGATATTAGATGGCTGAGGCAACTGGGCTTAAGACGACGTTCATGCGTGAGACCGTTGCAAGTTCCGGCGTGTTTACGGCAATTGCACAGGTGGCAAAGATTGCACCTCCGCAGCTCACAAGAGACACAGTTGATGTTGAGGAGCTTGCGCCTGCAGACGACTTCAAAAAGAAGCTCGTGGGGCTCATTGACGGCGGAGAGTTCTCCGTGACGCTGAATTTCGATCCGGAAGAGCAGGACCACAAAGACCTGGAAGAGGACCTTGCAAACGGCGTCCAATACAACTACCGCATTCAGTTCCCGTTCGACGAAAAGGTCTATTCCGACGGTGGATATTACGACATTACCGGCATCGTGACGGGCTTTGCGCCTCAAGAGATCGCTGCAAGCGACGTCATGCAGGCCGAGGTCACAATCGCTGTGACTGCAAAGCCGACGTATGAAGAGCTGGTAGAAATTATTGAGGAGGGGTGACAAATGGCTGAATCAACGGGTCTAAAGACCCAGTTCATATTGGGGGCAAACACAATAGGACAGGTGGCAAGCATTACGCCGCCAGGGCCGACCAGAGAAACGGTTGATGTGGAGGACTTGAACCCTACTGATGAATTCAAGAAGAAGTTGATTGGATTGATAGATGGCGGGGACATGTCATTCACAATCAACTTCGATCCTGAGAATGCAACGCACCAGGCGTGCGAGGCTGCGCTCTACAGCGGCGCAGAACAGACGTGCAAGATTAAATACAAGAGCGGCAAGGGCTACACATTCAAGGGCTATGTGATCGGCTTTGCGCCACAGGAAATTGCTTCAGGTGACGTCATGCAGGCCGAGGTAACAATTGCAGTCACGTCCAAGCCCACGTATGGGGCAATAGCATAGGAGGACATGAGATATGGCTAAGGTCAAAATACTGACGAGAGACGCGATCCTGCAGGCGCAGGACTTGCCCAGGGAACTTGTGGACGTACCTGAATGGGGTGGCAGCGTATACGTCCGTGCGCTGACGGGTGCGGAGCGTGACGCCTTCGAGACATCTATCGTTGAGCAGCGTGGCAAGTCTACAAAGATGAACCTCAAAAACATCAGGGCTAAACTCGTAGCATTGACAGTTGTTGACGAAGAGGGCAACAGGATATTCTCCGATTCAGATGCCAGCGCCCTTGGCAAGAAGTCGGCAGCGGCCCTCGATAGGGTGTTTGAGGTTGCACAGAGACTGTCAGGCTTGCGGCCTGAAGACGTCGAGGAATTGTCAAAAAACTTCGGGAGCGACCAGAGCGAAGATTCTATTTCCGGCTAGCTCTGGCGCTCGGCATGACCGTAAGGGAACTTCTAACACGCATTGACTCCCGTGAACTCACCGAATGGGCAGCGTTCTTCGGCCTCGAACCCTGGGGTACTGAGGTTGAGGATTGGCGGGCGGGCATGGTGGCGTCCATCATAGCCAACACCAACCGAGACCCCAAGAAACAGAAGAAGCCGTTCCAACCACGCGACTTTATGCCAAGACGAGAACCCGCAAGAGCGCAAGATGCAGGTGAGATAGAAGATACGCTATCCATGTGGACTGGCGTGTGGAAGCAGAAGTTCGACGATGGGGGCGTTTCGGAATGAGCGCCCCCTTACGTTTGGGGAGGTGGTGGCATGGCAACGGTAGGCAGACTGGCTATAGTCCTTACAGCATCAGCAACCGACTTTGAGCGCGCAATGGGTCGCGCCGCCAGAGCCGTGAAGTCCACCGAGAAGGAGTTCAACCAGTCCGCAAGGCGTATGCAGGACATCGGCAAGAAGTGGTCGTTGGGCGTAACAGCGCCCATCGTCGCCGCCTTGACGGTGGTTAGCAAGGCTGCCATCGCGTGGGAAGATGCTTTCGCCGATGCGCAGGTTACAATTGAGGGCACGGCGGAACAGACGCAAGATGACTGAGCGAATGCCGCTTACGCATCAGGAACTGGCGGGCATAGCGGGCATGGCGGGGCGCTTCGGCATACAGGCGGATCGCATCGCCGACTTCACGGAAACCATCGCCAAACTTGGCTCTGTGGCTAAAGTTGACCTGGTGAGCGTTGCCACAGGCATCGCCCAGATAGACAACATCATGGGCACGGGCCAGAAGGCGTTCGAGAACTACGGCTCCGCCGTACTCGCGCTGGGGAGCGCGCTACCTGTAACCGAGCAGGATATTGTTGACTTCGCCCTGCGGATAGCGGGCGCAGGACGCATTGCGGGTCTCACCGCCGACCAAGTCCTGGCTGTCGCCGGGTCTTTCACCTCGTTTGGCGTGAAGTCGGAAGTGGGTGGCACGGCGGTAAGCAAAGTCTTAGCCAAAGTGAGCGAGGCTGTCGCCACCGGCAATGACCATCTCCGCGTGTTCGCGGCAGTATCGGGTATGAGCGCTCAGGAGTTCCGGAAGGCGTGGCGCGATGACGCGGGAGAAGTGTTCGTCCGCTTCGTTGAAGGGCTCGGCAAGTCCGGCGACCAGGCGTATGCGATCCTTCGCGAACTTGGGCTTTCCGACCAGCGCCTTGTGAGAGCGTTTATTACCGTGGGGCAGGCCGAGGGTTTCCTGCGGAACGCGATGTCGCTTGGCGCAAAGACTTGGGAAGAGGCCATTTACCTCACCGAGAAAGCCGACATGCGGTACAAGACCGTCGCCAACCGCTTCAAGATGCTTCGGAACAGGATAAAGAACGTGGGCATCACCATAGGTGAAACGCTTCTCCCCCTGATAAACGCCGTAGTGGGCACGGCAGAGAAACTGAGCGATGGCCTCGCGCGTATGGCTGAGAATTGGGCAAAGTTGCCCGCGCCCATACGCAGCACGGTCATAAATGTCCTGCTTCTCTTCGCGGCCATAGGACCCGCCATATTCGCTTTGGGGCTTCTAAACCGCACGATAGCGGGCGCGATTGGCGTGACCGCGACCTTCTTGGCGTTCTCGTCTAACGCGGTATTCGCCTTCAACTCGTGGCGTGGCGGGGCGGCTACTCTTGGAGAAGCGCTTGCCTACCTTGCTGGCGGCAAAATTAAGCTAGTCATTCTAGCCATAAGCTCCCTAGTCGTCATAAGCGTTCTTCTCGCCGCCAACTGGGACAAGGTGCGAGCCGTGGCGCAGCGTGTGTGGGGCGCCATAAGCGCCGTGGTGTTGACGGCGGGAAGCCTTATAGTCCGTGCGGTAG